CCGATAATGTTGTGATCGTCCCTCAAGGTGGAATGCGTCGGCGTCCGGGCACTTCGTTTGTAGGTCAAGGCGTAGATACACTGGTGGTTGATTCATGGACCGGGACCATGCCGAATGGCGGCACTGTTGCAAGTCTCAATGACAACAACCGAAGCACTAGCACACAGACGACAACCCCGCCCGGCACTACAACCGATTGGGTGTTTGTTGATTGCGATGTAAGCCTAGCATTCGGCAATATCGTATTTATTGAAGTGACCGGCATGTTTACGACTGCTGGTTCTACTAGCGACATGATGTTTCAGTATTCGACCGATGGCGGTACAACGTGGGTAGACCAGCAAGCCATTCCACTGATCGGCACGAATCCTCAAAACTTCCGATTCCCTGTTGATCCTGCATCGGCGATTACCGATTGGCGAATTATTCGTGATGGCAGTGACAGCTTTGCGGGTAATATCGGCGCGTCCGGTGTTAACTATTACTACAGCGGCGGCAACCGAGACAGCAGAACCAAGCTAGAGAGCTTTGAAGTTGAAGCTGACCGCAACTATTTGGTTGAGTTTACGCCCGAGAACATCCGCATTTATCGCACTGACGCGACAACTGGTGACCCTGTACAGCGTGTAATCGACATACTACCGATCTGGAATGCTTATCCTGCTGGCTTTCTGTCGTTTATTGATGTCGAGAACATTAGAGTAGCGACTGTCGAGAACGTCATGCTGATCGTGGGCAACTTCCAGCCCCTCAGATTGGTCAATCTAGGCACTGATACCGACTGGTCGCTTGATGAGATCCCATTCACCAACGTCCCTCAGTTTGATTACGACGACGCACAAAGCCCAACGCCTACCAGCGAGATACAGGTGATGACTCTGGGGCATACCGGATCGGGACAATGGAAGCGTGGCGACCGTTTTGAAGTAGATATTGAAAGCGTGGTGTCAAAGTCCATTAGCTATGCGGGCGACTCAACTGCCGATGAGCAAGCCGCGACTGTCTTCAACATTCAGAAGAACCTGCAAGACATGCCGGTCTTTGGTGAGACGGGTGTACTGGTAGAAAGAACCGGAACCCGAGAGTATACGATCACCATATCCGGTGAATCTGCCAAGGATTTCGAGCTATTCTCTGCGTATGTAACCGAAGGCTCTGCCGACCACGAGATAGACTTTACCAAGACGCAATCAGGCTCCCCACGTAAAGAGGATGTTTGGTCGTCTACCCGTGGATGGCCCAAGACTATTTGCTTTTATGAAGGCCGACTGGTTATTGGCGGCACGTCATCTAAGCCACAGTCCTTATTCATGTCTAAGTCTTCTGACTTCTTTAACTTCGACATCGAAGAAGCGGATGATGACGACGCGATCTTTGCAACCATATCCTCTCGTACACTGAATGATATTGTTGACGTTTATCCCGGCAGAAACTTGCAGATATTTACCTCTGGCGCAGAGTTTGCTGTAACGAGTAAGCCGGTAACCCCTAGCAATATTCAGATCACGCCACAAACGTCACATGGGGCAAGCAATGTCGAAGTAAAAGACGTGGACGGCTCGACGATATTCATAGATCGCTTTGGTAAAGCCCTGCTGACGTTCCTATATTCGTTCAATGAGGACGCATACACGAGTGATGATCGCTCTGTTCTTGCTAGTCACTTGATTAAACAGCCCCGTGATATGGCTCTGCTGGCGGGTACTGCCAGTGACGACGCTAACTGGCTGTTCGTTGTTAACGATGATGGCACTGCAACCGTCTTGAACACCCTGAGAAGTCAGGATATCAACGGCTTCACTAGCTGGACTATGGATGATGCGGAAGTAACAAACGTCACGACCGTGGGCGATAAGCTATTCATGGTTGTAGGTCGTAACCTTGGCCCAAGTGCTGGCGATATTTCCATTGAGCAATGGGACTTCACCCGATTACTAGACAGCAGTGTACGAAAGACCGCGACGAGTGGGACCATTGATGGGTTAGAACACCTCGAAGGCGAGACTGTCTCAATTGTCACGCGTGGCGATGATAGCGGCGAAAACGATGGGTTCGTATTAGCTGATCAAACGGTATCAGGTGGCGAGATAAATCTGCCCGCACCGTACAACACGGGTTATCCAACACTTGAATATGAGGTTGGGCGTCGATTTATACCCGTTATTAAGCCCATGCCACTGAATACAAACATCGGATCAGGCCAGAACCAGATGCGATTGAAGAAAATCGTACGCATGAACGTACGTGTCTACGAGTCTTCTGGCATCTACATTGACAACCTGCCTGTTCCTATCCGAGCTTTTGGCGCATCGGGCGACACATCGCCACTCACAAGCAATTCTATTGTTCCTATTAGTGGCATAATAGACGATGTTTACGATATTAACGGATGGGGTAGAGATATTGTGCCGACGATTACGTGCCCAGATCCTACTCCCATGCACATACAGATGATTGAATACGAGGTCGAAGGTAACTGATGGCTCTCCCTATATTTGCAATATTAGCGGCAACAAGTGCGGCAGTGTCGGCCTACGGTCAGGTGCAAGCTGGCAAAGCTCAGAAAGCGGCATTGAAAGAGCAAGCCAAGCAGGAAGAACTAGCGGCAGAAAGCCAAGAACTAGCACGACGTCAAGAGCTTAACCGGGCACTGGCGGCTAACGTCGCGGCACTCTCGACGGCAGGAATATCTGGGGAAGGTACGCCAGCAAGTCTGGCATTGGAAAGCGCAAAGCAAGCAGGGCTTAGTGAAATGACTATTGACCTATCAGAACGCTTACGAAGGGCGTCATTACAACGTCAAGCCAAGCAAGCAACACAAACGGCAGGATTAGCGGCAGTAAGCACATTGATAGGCGGCTCCATAAAGGCCCAACAATTAATGGGTGAAGAAGGCGATTAAGAATGGCTCAGAAGCGCATTGATTACTACGGCAGGTTTACACCAACAGGTGTAGATACGTCTCAGGCTAAACGCTTGCAGGCTCTCTCTGGCTTGGCTGAACAGGTCGGCGGTCTTGCGTATGAGATCGGTGCGGATATACAGGAGCGCAGAGGCTTACAAGCTGGTCTTGCGGCTGGGCAACAAGCGGCAGAGAAAGGCGAGATCATCGAGACGCAGAAAGGCTTTTTGTCGCAGATCTCTATATTTGATCAGGCATACAACAATGCACTGTCAAAGGCTTATGTGGCTGGCGTTGATAACGATGCACGAGAGAACATTAACCGACTACTGACTGACAACCCAGATGACATCGAGTCATTTGATGAGGCAGCCAATGCGTATCGCGCAGGCGTCACACAGAACATAGCCGATGAGTTTAGACCACTGATCGACCAGTCAATGGATCAGATGATCTCTAGCGCCCGGTCACAGGTGCATCAAGCGCAGACTGCCAAGAACCTCAAGAACGCAGACGACACACTGATTCGCTCCGGTCAAACAGCAACCGATGCGGCATTGAAAGCGGCGCGTATTGGTGACGATGAGTCGGCAATGATTGGGCGTATGAATGCGTTTTCAGCTTTTGATGCGCGTGTTGAAGCCGGGACAATGACCCCAGCGGCGGCTGAGACTGCAAAACAGAATCTTATTGTAGCTACCGAAGGTGAGAAGGCCAGAGGCGGACTGCAAGCTATTATCAAGAATCGTGGTGCGTATGCGGCGGTTGAGTTTATCAACGCGGTAGCTGAGACGCCTGTTAGTAACTTCACGCTTGAACAGCAGGAAAATCTTGCGGATGTCCTACGTGCTGATCTAAACGAATACATATCACTGACCAACATCCAAGAGAAGCAGGCTGAGGAAGCGCTGAAGGCCCGCCAAGGCGAGAACTTCACTGCCCTGTACGTTGGCATTATTAATGGCGAAACGGATATGGGTGACATTACCCGCACAGCCATGTCGGGAGGGTTAAGCAAAGAGGATTTAAGATCCCTCACTAACGTAATGAATACTCGTGGACAAGGTATAGATAACTATGAATTTATCTATGGCGTACAAACGCAAATGTATGAAAACCCTGAGTATGCGCGAAAGCTATTAATTGATAATACTGGCGGCCTTGTAACAAGTAAAACCGCTTTAGATTTACTTAATGCACTCGATCAAGAGCCTATCCTGAACACGGCAACAGCCAAGCGCTATAGAAATTTCTTAAAAAACAATGTGGCTACTACCGACTTGCTTGGAAACATTACTGGCGAGAACAAAGAGCGGGCAACATTCTTGATGTTTGAGTTTGATAATCGAGTCTTGGCAGGTGAGGCACCGGAGGCAGTGGCATTGGATCTAGTGTCTGTCGATGACATTCTCAGAAAGAACTTTGATAGAGAGTTTGAAAAACTTGAGGCTGAAATAGAAACCCTAACTGAGGCCGAATACAACGAAAGATTCCAATTGTTGACGACACAGCAACAACGTATGGAAAACTTTGAGAACATGATGGCTGATATTAAGAGAGGACAATAATGTCTAGAGCAAAACTAATTGAACTCTCTCGACGTGCATTAGATGGCGATGAAGCCGCTGTTGCTTCACTACGCACCGAAGATGTAGATGTACCAGATCAAGACTTGCTGAGACGCGCAAAGAACCGTATCAACAGGATTGAGCAAGAGGCCATGCGTGTACCTTTCGAGAAGCCAAAGACAGGCTTTAAGGCTTATCACGGAACGCCCTATAGGTTTGATGAGTTTGATATTGAACGCGTTGGTCGAGGTGAAGGCGCTCAGGCCTATGGCTATGGTATGTATTTTGCAGATGAAGCTGATACGGCTAGAGGCTATAGAAGGAATATCAACGCAGATAAGCTCGATGCGATGAATGACCGCATGAGCGAGATTGCTAAAGAGCTGCCTAAATACGACATCGTTGGTCAATATAGACAGTATAACGATCCAAAAGGTTATGAGCTTGCCGCTGAATATGACCGGCTTATGGAAGATAGGTCTGCCCTCAGAGAATTTAATATCACTGTTGGCGGTCGAGATATCAATGATGTTTATAGCGACTTAACTGGTGCTCGAGCCACTGATCTTGACTATCAAAAGGCTGAAATCATTGAGCAGATAATGATTGATGGCGATACGTTGGGAGTTGTACAGCGTCAAGAAGAATACGACGCATACCCAGAGGGCGTATATAATTGGTTTAAGGAAACTGTACAGCCAAACTTCGATGCTCCCGGCGCTGTTTATGAGGTGGGCATAAGAGCCGACAAGTCAGAGCTGTTAGATTGGAATAAGCCTGTTTCTGAGCAACCCCCTGCTATCCGCGATGCGCTACTTGCTAAAGGCATAAAGGAAACAACCGCGGGGCAAAACGCTTATTACGAACTAGCTAAGGATGCCAAAGGCCGAGACGCTCAAAAGAAAGCAAGCGAAGCCGCTGAAAAGCTAGGCATTAAAGGCATTCGGTACGAAGATCCTCATGCTCGTGCTGGCTCAAAAAATTACGTCATCTTTGACCCGCGAACAGTAGATATTGCTACACGCTATGGAATAGCGCTTCCGATGGCTGGCCTCATGCTGGCTAACCAAGACGCGCAAGCCGCTGAGTCTATGGCTCTAACTACTGAGCCGCGTCCACCAATGCGTGTACCGACGTTTGAAAACGACGACGCCACCGGCAAAGTGCTTGATGCGCGACAAGGCGCAGACCTATCGCCATACGACCGGGCCATGATGAAGGCTCAGGCACAGCAAGAGCCAATGACACCCTTCGAGGCCATACCTGCCAGAGCGGAACGCTTTGCTCGTGAAGTCACGATACCCGCATTTAAAGACATCTTTGGCGGAGCAATCGAGGCACCACGTCAGGCCGTAGCTGGCTTCCTTGATGCGACTGCTGAAGCGGCTAGCATGATGGAGTCAATCATCCCACTAGGCACTATTAGCGGTGCTGAACCCGAATATATTGAGATTGAAGCCGATCCTCGTACCGTAACGGGCGCGGGTGTACGTGCTATCAGCCAGTTTCTTACAGGCTTTGTCCCTGCATTACGTGGTGTCAAGGCGCTTGGTGTCACAGGGTTTGCGGCTCCGGCGGCGGCAGGTGCTATCGCAGACGCTACAGTCTTTGACCCACAGGAAGAGCGATTGTCTAACCTCATTCAAGAGGTGCCAGAACTACAGAACCCAATCACTGAATACCTTGCGGCTAGCCCAGAAGATACGGATGCTGAAGGGCGGCTTAAAGGCGCTCTAGAGGGCTTGCTCGCTGGTGGTATAGCTGACGGCCTTATCCAAGGCATTCGCCTTGTGAAGAGCCGCAGGGCGCTTGTGGAGGTAGCTGAGGCCGAAGGCAAGCCAGTTGAACAGATGATTGATGAGGCGATGGCTACCATGAAGGGCGGAATGCCGACCCCTCGTGAGATGCCGCCCGGTCAAGAGTACATTCCGTTTGATGAGGCGGCTGAAGCTGTACAGCCTACAATCCGCGTACCTGAGTTTAAGATGGGCGCTACAGATGCGGAGCCAGAAGCCGCACGTAACATTAATCTGGCTAACCTCAACACGACTGAGGACGTATCAACACTCATTGATGAAGTAGCTAGGGCAGACGCACCGAACATTAACGATGCACGTCGCCAAAAGATTACCAATCAAGATCTTCCAAAGTTAGCCGATGATCTTGGCATGACTGTCGATGACCTATTGGCACGTCGGCAAGGTGAGGCGTTTAACGCAGAGCAGATCTTAGCGGCTCGTAAAGTCCTAGTAGCTTCTGGTGAGAACCTAGTCAAGCTGGCTGGTGCGGCTAAGAACGGTAGCGAGATGGATCTTGCACTATTCCGCAGAGCTATGTCACAGCACCGAGCTATTCAGGCGCAGGTATCAGGCATGACGGCTGAAGCTGGTCGTGCATTGCAGTCATTCCGAGTTGTGGCGGCAAGCTCAAGAGAGCAAGAGCGCCTAATCAAAGAGGCGCTTGAGACTACAGGCGGCGAAGCTGTATCGCGTGACATGGCGGCTATGCTGTCAGAGTTGGATGATCCCGCACAGATCGGACGTTTTGTTAAGGATGCGAACAAGGCAACTACTAAAGACCAGCTTTACGAAGCTTGGATCAATGGCTTGCTGTCGTCACCTACAACCCACATGGTGAACATTCTGTCGAACACAATAGTCGCGGCCTTGACTGTTGGCGAGCGTAAGATTGCAAGTGCTATCGGTCCCAACATCCCGCCGGGTGAAACATCCGCACAGCTCAAGGGCTTGGTAGATGGTGCGCGTGACGGCTTCCGATTGGCATGGAATGTGCTAAAAACCGGAGAACCTACCGATCCGCTCCAGAAAGTAGAGGCAGAGAAGTTTCGCGCAATAACGTCTGAGAACCTCAACATTGCTGGCCCTGCTGGTCGCTTCGCTGACTTCATGGGTGAAGCGATACGTGTACCCGGTCGTCTGCTAACGGCGGGAGATGAATACTTTAAGTCTGTTGGCTACCGCATGGAGCTGTACGCACAAGCATATCGTCAGGCATTCAACGAAGGCTTACGTGATGAAGCGGCGGCAAAGCGTGTTGTTGAGATTATTGAGAACCCGCCTGAGAACATTAAGCAGTCGGCTATTGATGCGTCACGCTACCAGACCTTTACCAACCAGCTAGGCAAGACAGGCAAGGCGGTTGAGCAAGTACGGAATAACATCCCATACGCTCGCGTCGTCATGCCGTTTGTCCGTACACCCGTGAACATCATGTCGTATACCTTCGAGCGTACGCCATTAGCTCCGCTGTCTAGCGCATTCCGCGAAGAGATTGCGGCAGGTGGCGCACGTCGTGACCTAGCAATGGGTAAGTTGATTTCTGGCTCGATGTTAATGGCTGTATCTGCTGATCTTGTATTGAGCGGATCAATCACAGGTGCTGGGCCAACCGATCCCAAGATGCGAAACATTATGCGGGCTACTGGCTGGCAACCATACTCGATCAAGATTGGTGACAAGTATTACGCATACAACCGACTTGACCCTGTTGGCGCATTGTTAGGCTTGTCGGCTGACGTGACTGAGATTATTGGGCAAACAACCGAGGCTGAAGCGTCACAGCTTGCTACTGCGGCGGCACTGTCGGTTGCACAGAACATGGCAAGTAAGACGTATATGTCTGGCGTGACTGACTTCTTCGATGCTTTCTTTGGCGCAAGCACAGACCCCGAGGCTAAGAACTACAAGCTGGATCGCTATCTACAGCGCATGGCTAGCTCTGCTGTTCCTTCATTTGTTGCAAACATTGAGCGCAATTTAAGCCCGGAGATGAGTGCTACATACGGTTACATTGATCGTATTAAGTCACGATTGCCGGGGTACTCCGACGACTTGCCACCACGTCGCAACATCTTTGGCGAACCCATCGTATTAGAGGGCGGTATTGGCCCCGATATCATGTCGCCCATCTACACGTCTACAGCAAAGGATGACCCTATTGCAGATGAGATGGTGCGCCAGCAAGTAGCGGTTGGTATGCCGCGCAGACAGATCCAAGGCATTGAGTTAGATGCCCAGCAGTATGATCGCTACATTCTTTTGTATAGCGGTATTGAGGCGCAGACTTCTCTAAAGGATCAGCTTCGCACCATGTTCAATGCAAGAGAATACAAAAATGCTTCAGATGGGCCTGAAGGCGGGAAGGCTTTGATGATAAAATCAGTTTTCACGGCATACAGAGACATGGCGCAAGCGCAGATGTTGGCGGAAGATGATCAATTGACCAATCAAATTACTTTAGCTCAAGAGCAAAAAGTAGAGAAATTACTGGGACGCTAATATGACCGTAGCAGACAACACAAGCCGTAACCAATATAGCGCGACTGCTGGCCAGACGATCTTCTCCTATACGTTTGAGATAGTAGACAAAGACGATCTCGTTGTACTGCAAAACGGCATTACCCTCTCAGAAGGCACAGATTACTCTGTAGCGGGCGTTGGCGATGAGAACGGTGGGACTATCACTCTAACCGCAGGCGCTACCCTGAACGATATTATGACCCTCTACAGGGACATGCCGTATGAGCGCAACCAAAACTACACCAACTCAGGTGACTTTTTAGCATCCGATGTTAACTCTGACTTTGATAACCTTTGGCTGGCAGGTGAGCAGACCAATCGGTCGTTTGATCAGTCTGTTCGTAGGCCGATTACAGACTCCACAACGATCTCAATGGAGCTGCCTGACGCTGCTACGAGAGCAAACAAGTACCTATCATTCAGCCCTACCGGCGCAGTAACAGCAACAACGACTGTACCTCCCGGCATTAC